ATTTTTGTATGCTTCTGCATGTATTTCATCGTATTTAGCTTTCTTTGTTATTGGTGAATCATCTGACTTTTTTAATTCTATTAGTTTATCCATTATGTCAGTTATCAATTTTTTCATTGGGTGATCTTTTGCTCTTAATAATGTGTAGTATTGTAATGAGATATGATAAAGATTTGTTAAGGCAGAATCTAAATTAAATTCTTCTTTTAATTGTTCAATAGATTTATCCATTTTATATATATTATACTAAATATTTTTAAATTCAGAAAAATATATTTATTTCCATATTTTATATTGGACTATTTTTTGTATTGTAATATATTTTATACCATATTCAATTGCCATTTTTTTAAGTTCTCCATATTTTAAACCTTTATTATATTTTTCTCTTATTTCATTTACTTGATCTTTTGTTAAAATTGCTTTAATATTATTTTCACCGGCATTCTCACCTACTTTCCATAATGATGATTGATTAGGATTAAAGGTTTTATGTCTTTTAGGTTCTTTTTTACGTAAAATTAAATTAATATTACGATTTTGTGCATCTTGTGCATTTTGTTCTCTTGTTCCTTGATATAAATGATCAGGATTAAAACATCCTCTATTATCACATTTATGGCATATGTGATGATTTTCTAATAATGGTTCTTGATTATGATTTATAAAATATGAAAATCTGTGAGTTTGCCATGCTTTTTTATTAATTGTTATTTGTCCATAACCTGTTGATGATTTACTTAATAACGTTTCCCAGCATGGAGTCATATTATCTACTATTTGTAATTCTATTTTTGTTAATAATAATTTTTGATATCCAATTTCATTTTTTAATTTTTCCATTTGAGTATATAATAATTGATATACTCAAATCTTTATATTTGTAACTAATAATTCTTACGAACTTTCAAAAAACATATTCACAATTTCCACCAGAAAACACAAGCGACGAATTGTATAAATAAACAGCGTGAAGAACCCAATTATTTGATGGGTATGGGACATCGAATTGATAATTTACTATACTGTTTGTGATAGATCGACCGGCAACTAACATGTTAACACCGAATACAGCATCGTTAACTTGTGAGAAATCAATCTTGGTATATTGAGATGTGTAACCACCAACTGCAGGAACTAAGGCACCGGCATTGACATTATAATAAGTGATTGCGAGTTGATTTGGTTGTTTATTATTACATAAATCTAAAAGAACGGATGAATTATATTTAGATCTGTAGTAAATTTCACCATTAATCGATAATGTTTGTTCTAAAGGTGCATACCATGTAAAAGGATTTTGAATATTAGGGACAGATGATCCGGGTGGCGGTGTATCACTGGAATCAGTGAGAAATGTAATTATAGATCGAACCCCCCCATTACGAAAACCCGTAATATTGACTGTTTGGGTTTGTGCAGATGATAATTGTAATACATACTCTTGCTGTGCAAAATATTTCAATGGTAATGTGTATGCGATCTTAGATGGTTCATGGTGAGAAGTAAGTAAATCTTCGGAATTAATCATACGAACTTGTTTGACTTGGAACCATGCGTCGGCAATAGGTGCAAATGGTAAAAATGGAGATGATGCGAAATTGTCTGCTGAAAAGATTGCTTGTGCATTATTTAATTCAACTTGAACTAATACGGGTTGACGGAGCAATTCACTAGGCAGTGGTGCCATTTTCAAACCATCGCCATTGGGTGTGTTGTGGGGTAAATTAATGTAGCAGGTAGCAACTTGTTGCTTTGTAAAATCATTAAGTCCCATATTTAAAGGATTAGTTCCCATACATGCATCACCACCTAATTGATAGAGAACATCACGAGAAACTGCATCTTGCATATCTACGACGTTTTGTAAGAGCATTTGTTCACCACTAAAGAAATATTGTGAACTACCACCATATCTGACGGCAATTTGTTTTATAAGTTGGTAACCCCAACCACGTGCGAGAGCATAAGTTGCATATGAATTTGGTGATACTGATGCTTCTGTTTTAAGTGCAAATCCGCAAACTACATCAGTGAGCCCTTGGTCTGGCGAAAAGATTAATTGATTTACACCAGAATTATATGAGACAAAAGATTGGATAAATTTGTTGTTAACAAGTGTAGGTCTTGATTGTGTGAACATGTTAGCATGATCATAGTAGTATAAGTCATGATGTGATCCGTCTCTGACGAGTTCTTGCACAGACATTGCAGAAACTTGGTTTAAATTAAAACTCATTATGTTATATATTATATATTTCTAAAAAAAAATCTTATCTAAATATAATTATGCCTTTTAGATTAAAATTTAGAACTCAGAAAAATAATCCAATAAAATCAAATATTGAAATAAAAGATCCAGAACCAATTATTGAAACAAATATAGTAAAAGAAAAGAAATCAAAACCCAAACTAAAGATTATTCCACAAATTCCAATAATTAATAATAAATCTAAAGTAAATATTTCAATTCCTGATAAAAGAATTAAAAAACTCACTGAAACAATATCAGAAATAAATTTAGATACTGATAATGATGATTAATTAAATTTTTATAAATTTAATTGTCCTCAACAAAAAATTAATTTTTTATTCTAGTAATTAAATTTTTATAAAAATTTAATTGTCCTCGACTAATTTCAAAGTAAATAACGGGGCATTACTTGGATTATCACTGCTTATAGTTGGTATATATAATAAATTTCCGCCATCATCTCTAAATGAAATATCTATTCCACCAATCATTTGATCTACATTCCATTTCATATATTTAGGGTCTGTTATTTGTCTATTAATTACTGATGGTCTTGAACCAAAATAAGTATTAGGTTGATTCATGGCATCTTGTAAATAAATTCTACAAATAATATTAGTGTAATTAAATTGTGTTAAAGTATCTTTTAAAGTTTGAAATTTACATAATGCATTTGAGCAAACATCAACATAATTAGTATATGCCATTGATGGGATACCACCAGTAAAAGTATTTGCAAAAGGTGTATTATTATTATATTGTATACCGATTACAGTAGATAAATCAGTAGCTGGTGCATTATCAGGATAACTTAGTTTAAATGCATGTAATGTATTTGATATTGTAAATGCGTTTGTTTTTTCATTAACAGTAACGGCCCAACCTCTATTATATATTGTATCTGGTGTATTAGTTGGGTAATTAGTATATAAATTTGTATTGAGTTGCGTTTGCATTACAAATGCTAATTCTGCCGGAGTATACCAATCTTCACGAATAACTATATAATCATATTGTGAAGAACCTGGACCAGTAGTAAGTTCAACAAAAAATGTATTATTTGTTTGATTAACATTAGGTGTTATCCATGGAAATGAATATTCAGTTACGGCAACTTTTTTAAGTTCTCCAAAACCATTTAATTTTTGGTGATTAATTAGAAAATTATTATTAGAAACGGTACCTGTATATATATTATCTGAATTTAATGTATAACGATCAAAACAATCTAAGAGTAGTAAAGCTTCATTTTGATGTTGTGTTGTTATTGCTTTTTCGGGACTTTCTGCATAAGTAAAATTATTTCCAAAAGACATTATATAATATTATAAATGATTTTTATTTTATAATATTATGATTAAATTATTAATGATAAAACCGAGTCATTTATCCGAAAAGAAATATGATGCAGTATTTGAACATGATGGAAGAAAAAAAATTATACCATTTGGTGCATCAGGTATGAGTGATTTTACAAAACATCATGATATAGAAAGACGTAATAGATATGATGCACGGCATAAAGTAAATGAAAACTGGAATAATCCAATGACTGCCGGTGCATTGTCTAAATATATTCTTTGGAATAAACCAACATTAGCAGGATCTATAAAAGATTTTAAATCTAAATTTAATGTTTAATGATGACCTAGTAACATTACCCGTAAACTAGGATTAAAGCTTTTTAAATAATGTTTTGTATGATGTTCTGCTTTTTCAAATTCATGTTTAGATTGTTCACGTGTAGGTGTTGTATATAATGTTGCTCTATGTCTTGGTCTTTGTGCACCTGTACCTTTTTTCTTAAATGGCATTTTATATAATTTATGTAAAGATAAATTATATAATGATTCAATCAGTTTTGTTTAATAAAAATCTATGGTCTCAAGAACAAGCAAGAAATTATTTAATAAAACATCACTTTATAGATAATGGTGTAGATGAAACAGATAATGAATATAGATATAGACAACATGAACCAGATCACTCTAAACGTTATTTTACAAAAACATTAAAACACGGGGTTCAATATATCATTATGTATTAAAATAAAAGTGATGGTAACATGGTGCGATGTCTATCTATTTTGATTGATCGAGCATGTTCTAATGCTGGGTTACGTTCTCTGTGTGGTATGAATGTCGAATCTTTCATAAGTTCATGATCATATTGCGATAATCTTTCATGATGTTTAGTATTTTGTGCCAATCTTTCAGATGCATAATAAGCATATACGGGTGCACGTTCCATATCATATTCTAATCCATTGTGTGATATTGTAACATCTGGATTATGTTTATTGTAACCATGCGGTGCGGGTCTATTTATTCCGGCAGTTGTCAAAGGAAATCTCATTTATTATATACATTAGATTTAGATTTTTTATATTGGCATAAATCAAAATAATTTTTAGAATTACGATCTTTAAGATTTATTACAGATTGGTCATAAGATCTTAATATTTCCAATTGATTTGCTTTTGGTGTTGTATATTGATAGTTTACGATATCTGATAAGTAGACAGTTTTATTACAGAATTCTTTCATTTGATATATAATATATATTATAAAAAAAGTTTAAGGAATAATAATTATATCTGAATATATTATATATTAGAATGGGATTAGTTGATGATGATATTAGATATTATCAAGAATATGATCCAATGTTATGGTCTAAAATCAAAGAAAAAAATAAAGTAATAAAAGAAAAAGCAGAGATAAGAGAAAAGAAAATAAAAGAGAAAATAAAAGAACCAAAAGAACCTAAACCAAAAATAGATCGTTCACAATATAAAAAAGAAAATTATGCAAAAAATAAAATAAGAAATAAAATTAAACAAAAAGAATATTATCAAACAACCGGAAAAATATGGTATGAAAATAATAAAGAAAGATTAAAAGAATTACGAAAAGAACGAGAAAAAACAAAATCACAAGAATCAAAAGATAATAAATATTTGTATCAAAAAGAATATTATAATAAAAATAAGATTGAATTAAATAGAAAAAGAAGAGAAAAATACAAAAAAGAAAAAAATTCTAATATTATTGTATATGAAAATATTTAATCCATTTTTAAAATTATATGATTATTTTTTTGTAAATCATTCAATTCAAGATCAAGATGATATGAGATTAGCAGATTTAGCAATGATAGAACAATGGAAAAGATTAATAGAAAAAAATAAAATAAAAAGGTACACAATACCAAGAAAATAAAATGAATCATAATAAAATATCTAGTGATATATTATTATGAACGAAAGTAAATTAGGCTATATTTATAAATTGTCGGCACCTGATACTGATAAAATTTATATTGGATCCACATGCAATCCAAAAAAAAGATTTGATCAACATAAAAGAAATTATAATTATAATGGGAATACATCATCTAAGGTTATAATG